AATATTTTTTGAGCCATTTAATTCACCCCCTGTTATTGGAATGTCGCGCCGGTGATTGGCCCCGTTAGGTTCAGACCGTTAAAGGTCGGGGTTGCCGTGGTCTTCAGGTCTTGATTCACCCGGCCTGTCACGGTGTCGAGTTTTGCCTTGTCGGCTGCGCTCAAAAACCCGTCCGCCGACGGGGTTGCTGCCCCGTGGGAGTGCTCCGCCGTAGCGAGTTGGCTCGCCGTCTTTCCGCCGACGGAGTTTGCGTCCCCGGTTATGTCGGCCGGGAGTTTCCCGTCCTCGTTTAGCTTCAGGATTTTGCCAGAGGCCGGAACAGAGACGACATCGCTTGCCGGGACAAGTGCAGACGGGTTAATGGCGACCGTCACCCCGCTCGTGACCGTAAACGTGAGCACCACGTCGTAGAATTTGTAGAAGCTGGCCTGTTCGGACGGGAAAAGCCTGTCCGGGTTGTCTCCAAGGTTGGTATACGTGAAGAGAATCCGTCCCAAATCCGGGTCTGTCGCGTAAATCCCAATCTCGGTGATGAGAACGGCGTCAACAAGCCCGGTCGCCGTGTACTGGGCCGCGAATTTGCACGTGGCGCTCCCCTCGTATGTCGTATCGGACAACAAAGCATCCGCATACTTGATTTTGAGGGCTGTGTAGGTCTTCGCATCCTCTCCGGAGCCGATGGCCCCGGTTCCGATTTCCGCGCCGACAAAAGCAATCGGAAATGCCCCGGCGAGCGCCTTTGCAATGAGGTCTGCCCCCTTGTTCGTGATGAAAGTTTGAACCGGCATGAATTAATACCTCCCCACTTCGCGTTATGGTTCCTGACTCACGGTACCGATTTGTCCTTGAGCCACAAGGCCTGTATCAAGATTCACCGTCCGTGGAGGAATCTTGAATGCAATCACGGAATACGTGGCCTTAACCCCGGTCGGTATCGGGAGAATCAGGCCCGTCTGAATCATTTCAGACATCGCCGGGGTGATATCCCCTGTCACTTCGATGGATACGGTCATATCCAAGTTGTCCACGATTTTGATGGAGATTTCTGGGTAGACCCGTTGCCACAGGCTAATCAAACTCCCCATCTGGCCGTCCCAACGGGAACGGAGGATTTTTGCCAAGATGAAAAGCCGGTAGTCCGCATCGCTCAGAAGCCCTTCTGTTGATGTGTACGGAAGCGAGCGGCTTACACCGACGGAATTGCCGATTACATCGAGCTGACGGCCAGTCGCCTTCCTCACGGAAAACTGCGTCGGAATGGAGAGGAGGAGGTTGCCGGTTTCGCACACTCTACGGATTATCGCGTCAAGCCACGCGATATACTTCGGGCAGCTGATGTGCGCCGACGTCACCTTTTTCGTATAAGAGCCGGGGAGCATCGTCATGCTTGATTCCACCTCCCCGCTATACCGTCACGATGGTGACGTCCGTGGCAGCGCTCTGGAGCCTTTCATTGAAGGCCGGGACGATGGTCTGGTCTGTCAACGGGTCGCCTTCGAGCCCTGTCTTGATAGACGTCGGTGCAAAGACGGCGCTCCCGACAGACGGGTTCTGCCCAAGAACGATACCCCACAGGAAACCTGTCTCCAACGGCTCGCCAATCCCTCGGGCGCTGATGTACTCGGAAACAGCAGCCTTTATCCGGTCTGCGACATCCGCCGAGTACCCGTTAAACGCCCTGAGCGTGACCTCGGCCTTGACCGTTTTCATGATTGGCCGCATAAACTTTATCGCAACAGTGCTCCCGAACGGGTCGACGATATTTACCGTTACATCGCCGTAAAGGCCGCACCCGGGAGATTTCTTCGCATATATCGCGTTCGCAATCTCGGCGTCCGCGCCCCCGTGCACCACGACGCAAATGCTGTGTGCAGGGATTCCGTGAGAATCCGCCGTCCCATCCGCATTCTCATAAATGGTCACCCGGCTCACGCCCGGAATCTCATAGATAGAGCCGACCATCGATTGAAGTACGCCAATGGACACGTTCTCAACGGAAGCCAGACGGCGCTCGCGTAGTTCAGCGTCGCTCTCCACGTTCCGGCCGGGAACAGCTGGTGCGGGATTTGTCACGCTGACCCACCCGGCCGTGGGCGTCCCGATGAGATAAATCGCCCCGATACCGGCCGTGATGTGACCGCTGTTTTCCGCCCGAGCCGAGACGCTGACCGTTCCCTCTGCGCCGATGACGGCGTCTTGTTGAGTAATCCATCGGTTATCAGCCGCATCCTTGGCCACGCTCCCGGCTACGATGACGGAATCCGCATCCCCGGAAAGCGTGAGCGTCACCGTGGAGTGCGTTGCCCCGATTCTGGTTAGGCCGTTCAGCGGGAGCAGAAGGTCGAGCGAGTTCCCCCGGGCATAGTCCGGATTCCTGCTATTGTATGCCTCGATGGCCAGCGCATTGACGTCGTCCACGACATCCGCAAACAAACTCACCATTTGGTAGTCTTGGGAGTCCGCGCCGAGGTACAAATCCTGCCCAAATATCCGCTTGAATTCCTCTAACAAAAAGTCCCTGATGCTGACGTAATCAGGGACATGGATTCCGGTCGCGTCTATCTTGGGCGCTTGATAGCTCATAAACTCACCTCCAACGATGCGAGGCCAAACTCGGTATCAACGGTCACGCTAATCACGCGCTGTCTCAGATGGTTCTGCGCTGAGAATTCGTCGATGCCGAGCACCCCTTCAGTACCCAGTATCCTGAGTCGGATGAGCGCATCCGCAATCTGCTCGCGCTCCTCGTCCAGACGCCCTACCAAAGCCTCCAACGGAACCCCATCGTCCTCGTCCTCCCACCACTCGCCTTGAAACGAGAGGATTCGGGAGCGAATCGCAGCTGCTACGGCCTCCGCCCCTGTTAAATGGGAAGGCCCGGAACGGACGCCCTGCATATCCCATAATTCATCCATTTTTCGGTACTTCACCACCCGTACCCCCCTCCTTCTGCACCGCGACCTGTTGCCGGATTTTGAAGTACACATCAACCACCTTCTTGAATTGCCCGTCGACGAGGGCGTCCAGAACAACCGTTAATTCTTTGTCGCTTAATTCGATGGTATACATGGCTGTCCTCCAATTATTATGCGGTCGCTGTTTCCCACGCGCCCGGAAGGTCTGCGGGACTATAGGCGGTGTCCTGTTTCGCCTTCATCACAGCCCCGTCCGTCCATATCATGTACTCCCCGGCCTTATAGATATCGTGCGCTCCTGTGACAGGCTTGAACGGCAAGGCGGTATCATAGGAAACACCGTGCCAGACCTTGAACAGGGAGGGCGAGTCGACCGGGTTCCATGAAGGGTTCCCGGTTGAGTCATGGCCCGGGGAAATCACCGAGTAAGGGTAGTTGTTGTAAAGGCAATTCTCGCCCGTTTCCCACTTCCTCGCGCTCCATTTCGGGAAGTATCTCCAAAACTTAAGCGTAACACCGGCCGGTTGATTCACCAGTAGCACAGGAAGCGCACCGACGAATTTGTTCACTTCTTCCGAAAGGCTATCTATGGTCTGCTCTTGCCCCGCGAACACAATATGGTGCCGGAGCAGTCGATTAAACCCATTGTGTTCGCTCTCGACGCCTTTATCGTCTATCACCGTCCAATCGTGGTTTTGGAGCGCCGTTACGGCCTCGCTCGAAATCCCACCCGCGACGGAAATCCGTCTAATAGGCAGGTCTTGGAAATCCAGCACTGGGTTATCGTCACGAGGAACCATCTCCCGCTCCTCGAAAACAGACACGTTGTCTATCTCTAATCCGTTTACCAATATCTTCATATATCATTCTCCTTATTATGCGCTTACCTGTTTCCATGCCGTCCAAGTACCGCTATAACAACGGCGGGTATAAATGCTGTCTGCGTATGAGGTGCTATATCCGAATGCCAACTGTTTACGCTGGTTGATGCTGGCGTATCCGACCGTGTGGATATACCAGTAAACCGAAGCCACAGGTAGGTTGGAGCACGAGCTGCTCGCCAGTACCCACTCCTCTGTAATGTCGTTGCAGTTTGACGAAAAATTCGGCATCCTTCGGTTTCCGCCCTGGATTATCCCCTCCAAGAACAGGTTCCCTGTAATGGTTCCACCCGCCAACGGAAGGTAATCGGTATGGCCGTGTCCCAACGCAGCGTATAGCGCATCGTGATTGTGGTTAATCCCGGAATAATTTGAGTCATGGTTGTGGCCGAGTGTGGCATACGCACTATCGTGATTGTGCGAGGCCAAAGCGTAATCGCTGTGGGTATGGGTTTCCGGTGGAAAAACAAGCGGCTTATCCGTCACCGACGACCAAGGCTGCGTGTGCTCAGACGGAGGATACGTGAGGGGCTTTCCTGTAATTTCAGCCCATCCGTGCTCGTGCAGCGACGGCGGGAATGTTACCGGCTTGTCCGTCACGCTGTCCCATCCGTGCACGTGCGTGTCGGGAGGGTACACAAGCGGCTTGTCCGTGATGCTTGACCAAGGTTGGTCGTGCGTGGTCGGCGGGAAGGACGTCGGCTTGCCGGTGATAGTTTCCCACGCGACGCTGCCGGAGCTGGCCGGGGAGCCATCGATTAAAAGACCTCCGACGAAGTTCGGTTTTTCCGTGTTGAATCCCGGGAGCGCATTGGGCTTCGACCTGAACCCGACCAACGCAAACCCGTCAGAAATATCGTGCATCCGGGGGATGACTTGATTTTGTACCCCGCCCGATTGATACCAAGCATCTATACAATGGTCGGCGAAGAATACCAAGCACTC